GGCACTGTTACTGCGGTGTCGGTGGCTTCTGCTAACGGTTTCGCGGGCAGCTCCTCGGGTGGCACCACCCCGGCTTTGACGATCAGCACGTCGATTACCGGTGTCCTTAAGGGCAACGGTACGGCGATCTCTGCGGCGACCGCCGGTACCGACTACATGGCCCCCAGTGACTTCATTGTTCGCGAGACGCCGTCGGGCACGGTGAACGGTTCCAACACGGCGTTCACGCTGGCTAATACCCCACTGTCAGGCACGGAGCAGGTCTTCTTGAACGGCATGCTGCAGGAGCCGGGTGCGGGTAACGACTACACCATTTCGGGAACGTCCATCACATATCTTTCGGCCCCGGCTTCGGGGGACCGTATCCGCGTCTCTTACTACAAGTAATTCGTAACAGGGGGTTCTGGGCCGTGTCCGATACCAACATCAATCTTTCTGAGCAGGTCGGTGACACCCTGCCCGTCGGTAACGGCGGGACGGGGACCACGTCTATCAGTGGGGTGGTTAAGGGCAACGGTTCGTCGGCTATGACGGCGGCGGTGGCGGGCACGGATTATGCGCCCGCCACGAGCGGCTCTTCGATCCTTAAGGCTAGCGGTTCGGGCGGGTTCTCTAACGCTGTTGCGGGCACTGACTATGTCAGCCCGTCGGGCACTGAAACGTTGACCAACAAGAGTTTGACGACGCCGAAAATTGATCAGGTGCGAGACACCAACAACAATGTGATCTTGCATCTTCAGCCGATAGCCAGCGCCGTCAACTATGTCGAGGTTGATAATGCGGCCACCGGTAACGATCCCACTATCTATGGGTGGTCGCTAACCGACACCAACGTCAACCTCAATCTCGCCACCAAAGGCTTTGGTGTGGTCAAAGCCAACAGTGTTGAGGTGGCTACCCGAGCCAACGCCAGCGGGCAGCTGCAACCTGTTCAGTGGCTTGCGGAAAACAGCCTGACGTACACCATCTCGTCAGGCAGCGTCACCCAGATATCTGGTACGACGGTTGATGGCGGTTCGCCAGCTGTTGGTGACCGGATCGCGATTGTTGGTGCGCCAGCGAGCACTGGTACTGGGACCACAAACAGCAACGCCGCCGCCAACGGCATCTACATCGTTACCGGGAACACGACTAACCTGTCGGTGACACGCACTGCTGACATGTCGGGCACTGTGGTCCCGTGGGGCATGAACTTTGTTGTAACCAAAGGCAATAATGCTGGCTACACGTTCTTTTGGACGGTGGGAACTGGCGGAAGTTTCACCTGGGGCACAACAACTCTCAAGTATGACGGTTTCATCAACATGGGTGACCAGTTCCTTGGTCGTGTTGCGGATATCAACCATGCGCAAACACTGACCAACAAGACGTTCGGGGCGGGTACGACCACCGTGCCGCCGTTCACGATAACGTCGGGCACGAACCTGACCACGGCGGCGGCGGGCGCTGTCGAATACGACGGCAAGGTCTTTTACGCCACTCCCGCTGCTTCCACCCGGCAGGTTCTTGACGGTGAGCAGTTCATCACGCTCACGTCGTCGCGCACGCTCACCAGTAACACGAGCGCGCAGGCGATCTTCAACTCGCCCTCTAGCGGCACGGTGACCCTGGTGGGCAGCACGACCTACTTTTTTGAATGCCTGTTCAGTGTCACCGGCTTGTCTACGTCGTCGCACACGATCAGCTTCGGGTTCGGCGGTACGGGCACGATCACCCGCCAGCTGTGGCAGGCCGAGACAGTGTCCACGGCGGGCACGTTCACGACTCCCGCCGCTGCGGTGTGGAGTCAGCAGACGGCCACGGCTGCGATCATCGCTGCGCAGACCACTAACAACGCTGTGCAGGCGCAGATCAGGGGGAAGCTGGTCATCGGTACCGGCGGCACGTTGATTCCGCAGATCACCCAGAACACCGCTTCGGCGGCGGCTGTCATCGGAAATGACAGCTACTTCCGTATCTGGGCGGTCGGCTCAAACACTGTGCAGAGCGTCGGCAACTGGTCGTAGGGCCTCAGTCGGGTGTCGGCACGGGGGTCCCCGCCCGGTTCTTCGCCGCGTTTTGAGGGGGAGACCCCCAGGGGCTGCCATCCCTCCTAATCCAACTCCCCGCCCGTGCAGATGGAGCACCCGAGGTAGCCCGGCTCGTCGGGCAGCACCGTATCGGGTGTCACGGGGTAGGCGTCCTTGCTGATGATTGTCTCGTCCACGAAGTATCCACCTGAGCAGCTGCTCATGTACGTGCCGTAGTAGCACGTGAAGGGTACTTCGTGGGCGGGCACTGAGATGACGCGGCCACGTGACCAGCTCCCGTCGGCATGCATTGGGCCGTCACAGATGGTGCGGCGCTGGCTGGCGAGAAAGCCCCACGGGATTGTTTCGCAGCCGGTGTCGGCGTGTGCGTCGGGGATGGCTGTCGAAGTAGCGCCGATGATAAGCGCGAGGATGACTGCACTGACCACTCTGTTGATCATTTTCTTCATGTTACTTATAGCTCCTGTCGGTGGGTAATTCCGACCAAAGCGTCACCCGAAAGTGCGGCTTTGTCAATCGGGGCGCTGCGACCAGTCGGGTTTAGGGGGTGCTTGGTGGTTCCTTGTGGGTATGTCTTTGACGACCTGGAGTGTGAGGAGACGGGCACTCACTTCTGTGTGCCGCGCGCCGAGAAGGCGCAGGCGTTCTTCGAAGAGATCCTTGTCCACACTAAGGGCACTTACGCGCGTAAGCGTTTCATCTTGGAGGACTGGCAGCGGGACGACATTATCCACCCGCTGTTCGGCACCGTGGTGTGGTCGGATGAGTTTGAGGGCTATAAGCGCCAGTACGAGATCGCCTGGATCGAGGTTGGCCGTAAGAACGGTAAGACCGAACTGCTGGCCGGAATCATGCTGTATCTCCTGGTGGCCGACGGGGAAGAGTCGGGCGAGATTTACGGCGTTGCCCGTGACCGTAAGCAGGCCGCGCTCGCATTTGATGTTGCGGCGCAGATGGTCAAGTTCTCTCCGGTGCTGGCTAAGCGGCTAAGGATCACCGAATACAAGAAGAGGATTTATGACGTTCGGACGAACTCGTTCTACGAGGTTATCGCGGCTGATGCGCAGTCGGCTCTGGGTAGCAACCCGTCTGGTGTGGGCGCTGATGAGATTCTTGCCTGGCCCGACGGTGGCATGTGGGATTCGATGCGTACCGGCATGGGTTCTGGAGCGCGCCGTCAGCCATTGATGGTCGCCAGCACCACTGCTGGTAACGACACCGAAGGCTTTGCGGGCCAGATGCATAAGGAAATGCAGAAGGTCCAAGACGACCCCGAATACATGCCCCACATCTTCGTCTACATGCGGAATACACCGATGGACGCGGACCCGTGGGACGAGGACAACTGGCCTGCCGCTAACCCGGCCTTAGGCACCTTCCTTAGCTGGGAGGCGATGCGTAAGCAGGCTCGGGAAGCGAAGAACAATCCGATTGCGGAGATGGGCTTCCGGCAGTTCCGGCTGAATCAGTGGCAGAACTCCACTATCCGCTGGATGAAGATGCACCTCTGGGATGCCAAGGAAAACGTCGGCATCAAGCACCAGAACGCTGAAGCGACTTTGGAAGCCTTCTACGGTCAGGAGTGTTGGTTCGGCTTCGACCTCGCGGCCCGTAAGGACTTGTGCGCGCTCTGCTACGTGTTTCCACAGCCGGATGGCTCGCTGGACGCGGTGTGGCGCTTCTGGTGCCCAGAGGCCGCTTTCGACCAGCTCAACCGGCTTAACGGCAACCGCTTCCAGAAGTGGTACGACGAGGGCTGGCTGACGGTCACTGAGGGTGATGTGCTCGATCTTACGGCGGCTACCTCTCCGGTCTATCAACAGATCGAGGAAGACTCGCGCCGGTTCACCATTCTTGGCGGCGATGCCGATAAGTGGTCGATGGACCCGGTCATTCAGGAGATCGAGTCGCGCACGTATGTCCATGAGATTTTCGCCTATAAGAACGACTTCGCGCACATGTCTGACGGCATGCACCGCGTTTTCGAGATGGTCATGGATAAGAAGTTCCGCCACCACGGTAACCCTTTGGCGAGGTTCTGTTTCGACTCGTGTGAGGCGCGGGTTGCTGCTTATGACCCGAATCTGATCCGCCCCGACATTCCCGATCGCGCTAGCGCCGCTAAGCGCATTGACGCGGTCCCTGCGGCGGTTATGGCGGTCAATGCCTGGTATTCGCGCGGCCAAAACGTCCGCTCCATTTATGAGACTGAAGAAATTCTCATGCTGTGAAAGGCCACCATCTTGTTTCGCAATTCCCTCATTAAGGGCCATTTGCGGCAGCGTTTCCACGCCACTCCTAAGGATGGCTCGCCGCCGTTTGACGGCGTGCTCGTGGAGTGTGATGCCGAGTTTTACAAGTTCGATGCAGTGCGGGTGAATGGTCATCAGGCCGCTTCTCCGCTGCTGATCGAGCGGCGCAATGTCTCTTACCTCCAGGCAATGGCTGCGGAGGTTCCTGCGGTGACTACCCATGCTTCTAGCTAGCGGGAGGACCGTACCCGGACTCGCACCCCAGTCTCTGGCCGAGATCAGCCCTCAGATCACGACCTCGTATTACTACGCGGAGTCGCTGGGTTTGGAGCTGGAGCGCGAGTACGCACTGTACGGCGAAATCTATAAGTCGCAGCCTTGGGTCCGCACGGTCATCGACAAGCGTGCGAACGCTGTTGCGAGGCTCCCAGTGGACTGCTGGGACGTTAACGGCGACACCCGCACCTTGGACACCCGGAGCCGTTACGCGACGGTGCTGGCGAACCCGTGCAACTACATGGACAACGCCAGCTTTTGGTTCTGGATCGCGGCGAACGTCGACATTTACGGCGAGGCTTACCTCGCCATCGTCAAGGACGAGAACGACCTGCCGATGAGCTTCATGCCGATGCACCCGTCGCGGGTCGCTATCCAGCGTGATCCTGATACGGGCACCTACCACTACACCTTCCAGGCCGGGACCGGCGTGGGCGGCGAGCTGGTGAAGTTCCCGCAGTCGGACGTGGTGCCGTTCAAGCTGTTCAACCCTAACAAGTTGGAACGCGGCCTTAGCCGGATGGACTCGCTTAAGTCCACGATCTTCGCTGAGGATTCCTCGCGTAACGCCACGTCGGCGATGTGGGGCAACTCCGGTCGCCCGAATATCGTCCTGACCAGCGAAAAGTCGCTGGGCGAGAAGGGCCGCGAGCGGCTCGCTAACTCGTTCAAGTACGCGCATTCCGGCTCGTCGAACGCCGGTAAGGCGTTGGTGCTTGAGGACGGCGTGACGGCGGCGGCTTTCCAGCTGACCGCGCAGGAGATGCAGTTCATCGAGGCCCGGCAGCTTAACCGCGAGGAAGTCTGCGGCGTCTACGACATCGCTCCTCCGATTGTCCACATTCTCGATAACGCCACCTACTCCAATATCTCGGCTCAGATGCGCGCCTTCTACAGGGACACGATGGCCCCGGTGCTGATCTTCATTGAGTCGGTGATGGATAAGTATGTGGGCGCTTACTGGCAGCGTAAGAACACCATGAAGTTCGCGGTGGACGACGTGATCCGGGGCGATTTCGAGTCTCGTGCTGCGGCTGGTCAGTCCGCTGTTACTACGGGCGGTATCACGCCTAACGAGTACCGCGAGCTGATGGGCTACAACAAGTCGGACGATCCGAAGGCAGACAAGCTTTACGCCAACTCGGCGTTGCAGCCTCTGGGCGAACCGGCTGAGCAGATCAAGCTTCAGGGTCAGGTCTCTGGCACGACTCCCGATGGGGTTGCGGCGGCGGCGATGCCGACTCCGGGTACGACTCCTGTTGCATCGCTTGACAATTCGAAGCCGACTTCGGTTCCCGCTTTGCAGGCGGCTAAGCCGGGCGTTCCTTCTAAGCCCGCGCCTAAGACGCAACCTAAGCCGATAGCACCCCCCAATCCGGTTCACCCTAACGCTGCACCTAAGCACCTTAGGGCGATTAAGGGCGCTCTTGGACGCCAACAGGACATCGACGCGGTGGCGCAGAAGTTGTACGCCGCCTACCCCGATGACTGGGAAGACATCCTGCTCTCGGTCGCTATGGCCGTTTCGGAGCACACGAAAGGCCAAAACTGAATATGGACATGATTCGCAAGTCGATTGAAGCAACAATCGACCCCACTTCACTTGAGGACGCCAGTGCCGAGAAGCCTTATGGCGGCTTCCGGGCTATCGCTTCCGATGAGTCCCGTGACCGGGACGGCGAGAACCTGTATCAGAACGAGTGGGTTACCCCGCTCCCTGATCACATCACCGTTGACATGGATCACGGTATGTCGGTTGCCACCACGGTCGGCTCGGCTAAGCCCTATTTCGAGGGTAACGAGCTGTGGATTGACGCTTCCTTCTCTTCGATTGAGCGGGCACAAGAGGTGCGCTCGCTGGTCACGGAAGGGCACATCAAGACTGTCTCGGTTGCCGCGCTGGTGGACCGCTCCAAGAAGAGCGGCGTTCCTAAGCGGGAACTGCTGAACGTCGGCATTGTCGCGATCCCGTCTAACCGGAACGCGGTCATCTTCGACGCTAAGAGCTTCACCGACGAGGCCGAGGTCAAGTCGGTTGAGGAAGCCGCTAAGGACTTCCTGCTGGCCGTTAAGGCTGGCACTGCTGCCGGTAACGCTGACGGCGCGATGATCCAGGCGATCCACGATGCCGCTGGGCATCTGGGCGCGGCCTGCATCGTGGTTGAGGTTCCGGTTGATGACGGGGACGAAGATCCGTCTGGCGTCTCAGAAGGCGCTAACAAGTCTGTTTCGTTCGCCGCTGCCGAAGCCGAGGTCGAAGAGACCGTGGACGAGGTCGAAGGCGATGCAGCCGAAGAGGCCGAAGAGGTCGAAGAGGCTACTGAGAAGTTTTCCACACAGGACATCCTGGGAGCGATTCTCGGTGGTAAGTCCATCAATGTCGATGGTGTCACCGTAAGCGCTGAGCAGTTCAAGGAT